CCAGCGATTGCACCAGCGCCAGTAATTGTAGGTGCAGTCAATGTTTTGTTGGTTAGTGTCTGTGTTGCAGTAAGCAATGCTACTGTATCTGTTGTAAGAGTAGAACCATCACCCAATAGAGTGTATATTTCTACGAAGTTGGCGTTTAGTTTGCCCGCACCTGTACGAAGATCGTCACCTGTGCCGTCATTCGCAGAAGTACCACGCCCGATTGCTTGATATGCCATTTTGGTTTCTCCTAGTTTCTTTATCTAATGTTATTTATAAGGTTTCGTCAAAGGTATTTGAGTTATTATCCATTGAAATTGATAGAGAATCGAATAGATTAGGTACAGCACCTATATCAAAGGTATTAGATGCATTATCTAATGTCAAACCATCCTCATCAAACGATGTATATATTGAACCAGAGGTTTGTCTTGGTGGAGCTCCACTAATTTCGTCCTCATCAAATGTTTGATTACTTGCATCAAATGTTACAAATGTGTTATCAAATGCATTAATCAAAGCGCCGGCTGTTACTTGTATCTCGCCTGGAGGCGGCACATTAATTCTTGTCCTATACGCAGCATCAGGAATATCACCCAAAGCATCTGATACTTGATTAATACGATACTGTCCAAACTGTGCAATAGGATAATATGCACCATCATTGTGATTTGAGCGAGGTGTTCTGTACAAGCCAGGATAGTGTGGTATAGCAGTTGACCCTATTGGGGGTACTGCAAACGCATACTTGGGCAACAAGTCAAGAGTTGGCCCTAAAACAGTTTGTTGTTTTCCTATATTATTTCCAGTTCCAATCGTCACAGAAACGGTTGAAGTTAGTGTTAGTTCCCTACCAGATGGCACTTCACTCAATTCATTATATGCTTTCATTGGAGCAGAAACAAGCGTTGTTCCATCTGTCGTTGTTCCCAAACGTCTTCCAAAAATATTCTGGAAAATTGTGGTAAGAATAGATGCAAGTTCTGGAGTAAAGGTATCATCACCAGTAAAGTCTCCAACAGAACCAGCAGCAGGAGCTTGAATTCTTAAAGAATTCAGTTGTGCTTCTGCTAGAGATGTTGCAAAAGAAACCTCTCCAAATACGTTCCATCCAGCTGGATGTACCGAACGGCGAATGGCTTCTCTCCATTGATTGATCGATTCACCGATACGAACAACATATGAATAATCTTGGTAATAATAACTATCTTGAACTCGCATAGAATCTTCTGATACTTTACCCCTATCTGTGATAAAATCTCCATAAGAACGAACAACAGCTTCTAATTGGGTTGTTGCTTCTGCGCTATCTTCTTGAACAACAACTCCAGTAATACCACCGACAGATGCAATAACATCTCCCTCAACAAAGTCTTCAACATCTGTTTCTATTTCAAGTATTCTTGTATTAACATTCCAATCAACAACATTTCCTTGAACACTAGTAAGTTCGTCACCAATAGTAAAGTTTCCAGTTGCATTTTTAATAATAAGTTTTCTATTAAATGTTATCTTTGGTGCAGCACTATAATCCAAACCATAGTTTGTTATTTTAACATCCAAAACCCTACCAACACCACTTGTTGATAGAGGGATAAGTTCAGCGCCAGTGCCGCCGCCAGAAGAATTAATAGTTAGTGATGGTAAGGACGTATATCCGTTACCTCTATCCAGTACAACAACCTTTGTAATTTCTCCAGATTCAGTATTAATATTAGAGTTCCAGTATCCCATTGCAACATCATGGTTTCCACCTACTGATTGGTTAGTTGCAATATCAGCAAAGGTCGCATTCTCAATAATAATATCATCACCATTCTCTAATACAAGTTTACTGTCAAAGTCGAGTGATTTTTCAAGCCCAACAGAGAACGGTTCTGATTCTTCACGAACAATCTTTGATTCATCTTCAAGTATTAAAGCTTCGCCAAGATACCCATTATAAGAATTAGCAGGATTGTCTAATTCAAGTCTTTCCAGTTCCTCTTCACCAATAAAATAGTCACCGTATGTTGTGGGGTTTAAAGTTCCATCCTCTTGTGTCAGAGAACCAGTTCCAGTTGCAGTCTCTAGTTCAATATAAATATTGTTGATTGTTGAATCTTCTAGAATAATTTGTTCTGTATGCTCTAAAATAATATCATGGGTATCAGAACAATTTTGAACAATATTGTCTGGAGAGGTCAGATCTTCCAGAACAAAAGAACCGCCAGTAACGGCAATCTTTGCATTTACACTGCTACCATTAGTTCCAACTTCATTGAATACCAATTGGTCAGAAGTAGAATAACCAGTACCAGCTGAGGCAATATGAATCTTATCAATACTACCAGCACCAATCCTTGAAACTTGACCACGAACACCAATTGTTCCAAGATTCTCAAATCGAACATTGTCTCCAACTTCATAATACTGGCCACCACTAAGTTGACTGCTATCACTATATGAACCCATTTGCATAGGATTTGTTATTGTGACATTGCCCACAATAGATGAAAGTCTGGCGGTAATCTCTAAATCAAGTACACTAGAAATACCAGAAACAGTTTCCCCAATTATAAAGTCGCCCAATATAGTTGTTTTGTCTAGATTTAATTCGGTGACTAGAGTTGTACCACTCTTAAACTTAACAAGAGAAGAAATGATTGCTGAAGCGCCAGAAGTTTGTCCTGTAATTCTAACTCCGATAAGTTCATTAAAATTTGAAGTTCCAAACTCAACAACCCTCATAACAAAATCATCTGACCACTGACCGTCAGAAGATTTAATCATATTTTCTCTAGGATAAGTGAACTCAGACTTCTCATCAAACAAAATTCTAAAGAACAGTCTGTGACCATCTTCAGTACCTTTTGCTTCATACATATCTCTAATGTTTTTTATTAGATTTCTTTGATCTATATTCTCTGCAAGAGAATCTGGAATAGATTCCATAAAGGAATCTTTAAACTTGTCAAGAAAAACCCAAACCGTGTTATCAACATCAGCATATGCTAAAAGTTGTTGAATATTTTGAACAGGGTTTGCCTGATATTGAATCATCTGTGCAGAAGCACCAGAAGTTTGACCTACAATATTTTCCCCAACTTGGAATTTTTGTTGAGATGAAACATATAGTTTTTTGCTATTATCATAATCCTCTACAAGAAGTTTAGCTTGATGTTTTGTTATAGACCCAACAACAGTTTCACCATTTATAAATTTTCCAGTTGAAGATTCAAGAACAACATAGTCTTCACTTTGATCTAGAACATAATTGACTGAATTTGTTTCTTGAAGAACATAGTCATTAGAACCACCAAGAGTTATCTCAGCTGCTTCCATAAACTCATAATAATGTTTAAGGAATGTTGAGAATAGAGCATGATCTGATTGGACATACTCAGGCAGTTGCCCGTGAATAATAGGCGATATTTTATTTTTTATTGTTGGACTATTACCAGACATAATATCTTCCTATGAGTATGAACCGCTTGATGAAGAACCGCTTGATGAAGAAGAACTACTACTTGTAGTTGTCGTTGATGATGTTCCAGAACCTACAGCAGAATAAGAACTCACAGAAGCACCTTGTCCTGAGTTGTCTGAAGTTGATAGAACGAGACTACCAGAAATATCAATTTCCAATAACTGATTTCTAACAGGAAGAATATCATTTGAATCAGGAATACAAGTTAAATTTATCGTTCCATCAGTATTTGATACTGATGTTATATTTAAATCGTTTAATGTAATAATACCATTTAAATAATCAATTGTTCCAACTAAGGCGTTTGCATAAACTTTATTATTTGATTCAATAGTATATCTTCTAACACCACCAGCGCCATCATCATCTATAAAGTTTTGACTAGTAGAACCAGAAATATAAAATCCTGTAGAAGACAATACAGAACCGTGTCCAGTATGTGGATTATTAATTTTATTATAGAATTTAATTATATACTGAGTTGAAGTATTAAGAATAGGAGTAAGTTTTTTATACATTTTAACTTTTGTGATATTAGAAAGTATAGCGACATCAGTTTCATCAATGAGTCTGCTGAGTTCTGAATATCTAAACATATTATCAAACTTTTCCAAATTATCTGTACTGTAAGAGGAAATAACATTAGTAACTTCAGTTGTTAAGTCAGAAGAAGTCTTTGTAGTAACTAATGAATTAAATCTAAAGTTTGTATCTACAACAATATAAATGACTTCAGCATCTACAATCTGTGGACGGACTGAAGCAATATTATATTTTTTTAATCCAGAAATAATAAATTCTTTTTGAGCTTCTGTAAGTTTTCCTCCAGCAAGAGGACTGATTGCAATATACACTTGACCATATATTGGCGGATCATTATCTTCACCGCCCCACACTTGAATTGATTTAACATTAGGATAAATTTCTGGAACAATGGTTTTATAGTCATAGACAGTAACCGCTCTTCTTTGTGCTGAGTAATTCAAAGGAGCGTAATATTTAATAGATTGGATTGTCTCTGGTTCTGCTCCACCCGATGCAACCAACATTGTTTCAATGGTGATATCAGTTTCACCACCAACCGAAGTACCAGTAAAAGAGGAAGCGCCATTTGCTTCTGTTTTGTTTGTGACAATATACTCTAGAATTACAATATTGCCATCAGCAGGTTTTTGTCCAATAACATCATCACCAAAATATACCTCAAATCTTCCATCTTCTGATTCTTGCAAAAAGTAAACTCTATCAGTATCACCAACTGTAGATATATCTCTAGCTAATGTATAAACTTGTGTTGTGTTATCAGAAGCAGATTTTTGTATTGTTACTTTTAATGTCGATGTATCTGCTCTATTGTTGGAAATAATATATTTCTTTTCTGGATTATTATAATCTACCGTATATCTTGAAGTTGTAAGTGTGCCTTCATAAATTGGAAGATTATTAAATTTTAGAACACCATTTTCGGGTTGGGTTGTTAGAGATTCATTTACAACAAATCCATAAGTATTATTATCCACAATTGTAGTAAACTTAGTACCCTTATCAATTGTTACTGATGCAAGATTACTATTGTTTACTTGTAAGTTAATATATGCAACTGGAGCTCTAGCTGAACGAGGAAGATAGTTTAGTTGTTTGGCGTGAGACACGACAGATGATCTAAGAGTAGAAGAATCTAAGAACATTTCGTTAGCAAGCATATTTGCATTCATGCCAAGATAATGTGTATTGTATGCTAATAGATCAACAAGTACTGATAGTCCAGAACCCTCAAAGTTATAATCAGAAAACTCTGTCTGTCCTTTTAGGAATGTCTTTAGATTTGCTTTAATATCATCAAAGTCTAATTCGGTGACTTGTAGTTTTGGTTCATGTGCCATCTTATCTTAATCTCTCTAAAAATACATTTACTTCCACAGCAGTTGGAGAGTTCACAATATAGAATTTAATGGACGCTGAATATGCATTTGCATCTATGTTTGGAACAACATCAACAGAAATCAATTCTGCTCTTGGTTCAAAGTTTTCAATAACATCTTGTATGTTTCTCCGTAGAATATTTGCCACTGGTGGAGAAACTGGTTCAAATAAAATGGATCTAATATCAGAACCAATTTCTGGATGAAATGGTCGCTCGTAAAAATTTGTATTAATCAAATTACGAACACTACGTTTGACAGCTTCCACATCTGTAAGAAATGCAATATCGCCCGTAAGAGGATGTCTTGCAAAACTTAGATTAATATCTTTATAGATTTGTGCGCTACGTTCAGAGTTATTTGTTGATTCAGCATCTCTGAATGCGCTTGGATTTACTGCCATTTAATATCTCCTCATTCTATTTATAACGAAATCAGAGATTAATGAAAGCACGATTTTTGATATGCTCTTCAGCAATATCATCTTTTGACTGACCCATATATCTGACTGCATGATGTTTTTCAATCATATATTCGTTGATTGATTTATCAGCATAGTTTGTGGTTCTCCATAGTTCCCCAAGAATACGACCGAACTTTCCTTCTGCATCCTTATGTGTTTTGAGAACAATTCCACCATCGTCATCTAACATATCTGTGATGAACTTC